ACCAACTATTGATGTGATGTCTGCCGGACGCAAATTCCGAAATCTATGCTGCAAACGCATTCCCAAACTCACCCCTTGGTCCCACTATGATGTGGTCGAATCCATGGGTCAGAAAAGGAGTGTTTATCGGCGTGGACTAGAGAATCTCAAGTTGAGGGACTTGGGGCGTCAGGACGCTAAACAGACAACATTTTGCAAGGCGGAGCCACTTGATATTTCGGTTAAAACTATTGAACAGTTGAAACCGAGGATCATTAGGACCCGCACTGTCGAAATGCACATTAGTCTAGGTGCATTTATAAAGCCCTGCGAAAAGAAGATATATGCGGCCATCAACCGCGTATGCGGAGGAGTAACTGTGACGAAAGGATTGAATGCTGAAGAGACAGCCAATGCTATAGTCACAGCTTTCAACAGCTTCAAAAACCCAGTGTGCATCCTATTGGATGCTAGTCATGCTGACCAATCTTTTGGGATTGAGTCAAGGAAATATGTTACCAGTTGGTACCAGAAAATCTTTGGCTCAGATCCTGAGCTTATGCGAATTGAGCAATGGAGAACGGAGACACAGACTATCTACGCGAACACTAATGAAGGAAGACTGAAGGTTGTAGGGGAGTTTGGAATGGCGTCAGGTGATAAAGATACAAGTCTAGCGATGACGATCATGATTGTCATGATGTGCTGGACCTATATCGAACACTTGTCGATTCATTGCAGAATCATCGACAATGGGGATGATCATTTAATGATCACTGAGCAAGAGAACTACGATAAGATCAAAACGGGCTTATCAGACTGGTATCGCCAATTTGGCTTCAATATCAAGTGTGATGAGCCTGTGTATGAAATCGAACAGATCGAATTTTGCCAGTCATATCCCTGTTACGATGGCACAGGATGGATCATGACGCGAGACCCACGAAAAAGCATACCCAAAGACCTGATGTCACTTAAACAGATTAAGAACAAGACACAATTTGATTACTACAGACAAGCTAAGAGCGACTGTGGTCTGGCAATGGCTGGAGAC